CCCTTTTTTCTGCTTGTACTGCTCAATCAGGTCGTATGGCTTCATTTCTGGCTCCTCAGCGTTTGTCTAATGATGCTTGACAACCCCGAAACCCTCAATGTCTAATGCCGATATATATGTCAAGTCTCATTAGATATACGGAAGTCAACTCGACCACTTCCAAGGGGGAAGACCATGACCGAAAAGCAAATAATCTCTGCCGCGCTGCTTGCCTTCGCCATTTCGGTAGTCGCTGTCGTCTACTTCGCGGCCAGCTACCTTGAGGGGTGCCCGGCATGAGCAAGCTACCCACACGCATCTGGAGAAACCGCCTTTTCTGCGCTCACTGCTCCTTCGAGGTTTTCGACTCTCGCGCCTACTGCCTGAACCCACGATGTGTTGCTTTCATGCCCGAAGGGCATAACAGGCAGCAGGAAAGCGCCCAAAACGGAGCCCTACGCCACGTTCTGCCGAAACCTCGCCCCCGGCGTGCCCTAGAGACAGAACACCAAGAAACGGCTTCTCAGCGCTTTCTACGCCGTTTCGGTGCGGGTGATACCGTTGCACCCACCAACACCACATCCCGCGCCATGAAAAACCCGCTTTTCACGGCCTCTGCTTTCCCCCCGGCCTATGTCCCTTCCCCCAAGGTGTCCGGCGGGGTTTTTTCTTCCCGGGGATCGGAATGCCCTCAGCAGCTGCTGACGGCTTCCGATTTTCGAGTGGCGGTCCCTGTAACACCGCCACTTTGTCTCATACGTGAGACTTTTTCGCATAAACCGCTGTCCGCACGAACAGTGAAAGGGGCCCAAAATGCTTCTTGATTGGGTCACCATGCGAACCCCTTACGAAAACCTGAACCCACAGGCCCTTGCCGTGGTTATGGCTTACGGGGACCGGGTCCAGAGAATCCACGCCGGAACAGGTGAGCTTCGGTGGGAGACGGCCGCTTGGGACTCCATCCGATCGGACACCCACGCGATCAGCGTCAAGGCTGGCGGCTCGGAACTCTGGATACAGGGAAGCCCCGCCAGAATCATCGCCCAGGGTGACGCCGTATTCGGCGCCGGCGCGAGCCAAGCACTGGATATCACCGGCTGCGTAAACCGGATGGCCTCTTTCGTTGGACAGATGCTCAATTGTGAGTTGCCCGCGGCCAACGCTTGGAAAGTTACCCGTGTCGACGTGACAAACAATCTTCTTCTCGAGGACCAAGCAGCAGTCCGCATAGCACTCTCAACGCTTCGCGAATGTGAAGGAGGGCGCTACCGGGTCAGCCAGCAGGCCGGCGATACCGTGTACTGGTCCCACCGCTCGAAGATGCGCAGCGGCAAAGCCTACGCAAAAGGCCCGCATCTCACCTACATGATGAAAAAACCGACCTACGACGGTTACCCCTATACCCAAGAGCAAATAACAGCAGCTGACCGGCTGCTCAGACTCGAATTAAAACTAGGCCGCGAGTGGTTCTCACGGCACGACTGGCAAACCGTAACCCCGGCAATTCTCCGCAATGAATGGACCGAATATTTTGGCCGGATGATAGGAGCAGCGGAAGTGAAAACAGACGACGACATCAAGACCCGTGTAATGGCTGCCGCCAAAACGGAAGGGCAGGCCCGTGCAGCTCTCGGCCTTTGGGCATTAATTAAATCAGAAGGCTGGGAGGCAGCACGGGAACTGCAAAGCCGCCCAACGTGGTATCGCAATCTGAAAATTCTCCGGGCCGCTGGCCTAGGTGATGCCGACTTGTCAACAGGGCGAGTCGTACAACTCCGCCGCAAGGTACTCGAATGCCAAGCGGTAACCAACTGGGCCCAACTGGCCCGCACTGCTTAAAGGTGAATTTATGAAAAGCCAAATGATTATCGCGGGTCTTATCCGTCGTTCTGGCACCTCCAAGAAAACTGGTAACCAATACGATTTCTGGACCGCTACAGTTCTCAATAAAACCTATGTTGGCGGTGTAACCGCTGCAGCTCACGGCTTCGAAGCTTCTGAAATGTCCTGCGACCCAGCCGTCGCCATGTCCGTACGCGACTGCAAATTTCCAGTATCAGTAGATGCTGAACTCCGTCTTGATCGTGATAACAAAGCGATCATAGAGTCAGCCACCCCGACCACCCAGAAAGTCGCAGCGGCTTAAGTAGGGCATTAACTCATGAACGATCCCGGTCCTTGGATTCACTTCATCATTACCGCAATGGCCCTCGCCGCTCTATTTACGAGGTCTATCCAATGAATATGGTTGTGATGTGTGACGGGGACTGGGAACAGGGTACTGAGGGAGCCGTTACTTGTAACGGAACTCTCGTGCAGGTGGAGGAGGGTTATTTCTCGTGGATACCCCCTCTTACATACGAGCAGTCTAATGAACTGCTGACTTATGTCGGGCTGATTTTCGCAACAGTTTTCTGTTACGCAATGATAGCCCGGTTCTTGACTGATCAACGTCCTGACTGAGGAGAAACTCATGGACATGACCGAAGTAACCACCCAACTGGCGCTGTCCTTGGCAGCGATTGGCACCGTAGGCGCGGCATTGCTCGCACCTGCTGCACTCCGTTCCGCCTGGAACGCTGTTCGCGGCTTCATCAAGTAACAGACTGGCCCCTCCGGGGGCCTTTCATCTCCTGAGCATCCCCTATGAATTACATCATTCGCCAGTTAATGCGCGCCTTGGAAAACCGCCTATTCCGCCAGTTGGCTTACTACATCATAGCCGCTCTAATCGCTTTACTCGGCTTCATTGCCAATACAGCCGTAGCCGCAACAATCGAGGACATCCAAGCAACACCGGGAACTTTCTGCAACCTCCCCAGCGGTTGCGAGAGTAGCAGCGCCGATTCCCGCTATGACACTCAGAAAGATTTTGTAGACGGTTGGTGCGGCAATGATTTTAACCCCCCTTCAAATTCAGCAGGCGTTTCCTGTTCAACGGTAACTGTCGACAATAAGTATTACGCAGTAGGGCGCTGGTGCCGTTCCGTACATACAGCAAGCGGGCTTCCCTATCAGCGTTCTTACTCGACTGGACCTCTATCCGGCGTTTGCGTTTACTCAGACGAAGCCCCTACTTGCAACATCCCCGAAGGCACAGAGCAGAGACTAGAAACCTCGCTATCCCTTACACAGGTATGCTTCTCCAACTGCATTTTCGACAGCCCAAAGAAGCAAATTGGTGGCTATGGTGCTGACGGCAATCTCCGATGGTTCGCAGACTACACAAGCACAGGTGAATACTGTGACGACCCTAATGGAGACTCATCTCGCCCATTCGACGATTTCACAGATGACGATGATTGTTACATCGGCATAAATGGCAAAAAGTATTGCGGGGTCCCGAATAACAGCCCATGCCCCAACTACATCATGGTCGATGGCAAAAAATATTGCCAAACAGCCCAAGAAGGGGAAAACCCTGTTGATTCAGATGGTGATGGTTCGCCAGATGGTGAAGACCCAGACCCTACAAATCCAGATACCGATGGTGACGGAGCGCCAGACGGCAACGATCCAGATCCTACAAACCCTGATACAGACGGTGATGGCACACCCGATGGAGAAGACCCAGACAACGATAACAACGGCATCCCAGATGACGAAGAAGGGGACGGTCCGGGCTCCGAATACACATCAGGCACATGCAACCCTGGCACCCAAATACAAGAGCCTCAATGCAGTTCTGAACTAGATGCTGTTCAGTGCGCCATTTACCTCAACAACTGGCACCACCGCTGCGAAGAAAAACAGCAGTTTGACCAACTATATGGAACAGAATCCGACCGAGCACCGATAACCAACGAGGGTGAAAGCTACCTAGACCCTGACGACCCAGCAAACCAGCTTCCTGGTTCAGGCCCAGACGGGGCAGGGGGGCCAAATGATACAACGATCGCTTTCAGTGACGCAGTGGACATGCTCGACGCTAGCGGCTTCGTATCTGGATCATGCCCAACGGATATTAACTATTCAGTATTCGGAGAAACTTTCCAATTTACCTACCAGCCAATATGCCAAGTCCTTTCTATGGTCAACCCAGTGATCGTAGCCCTTGGCTGGCTCGCAGCAGCTTTAATTATTGGTCGCTCTCTAACTGGAGATTCCTGATATGGCTTTACCACTATTAGCTGTTCTAGGCGCAGGAGTAATAGGCCGCACCCTCGTATCAGTAGTAGCTAGAATCCTGCTCGCTCTCGGCGTTGGTTTTGTTGTCATGCAGGGTGTTCAAATAGGCTTCCAAGGTGTTATCGATCTCGTTGCCGGTCATTTTACTGGTCTCCCTTCAGATTTTGCTGGATTGATTGGTCTCTCTGGTTTCGATGTTTTCGCATCCCTCGTCCTATCTGCTTATGCAGCTTCCATTTTTCTTAAGGGGGTAGGTGGCACGATTAAAAAGATGAGGTTCAAATAATGTTTCTTATCGTTACTGGTGCTCCGGGATCATCTAAAACTCTCAATGTAATCTCCCATTTCAAAAATGAAAAAAAGAGACCTGTTTTTTATCGGGGAATAAATCTAACTGAACAGGGCAAATCCAAACTCGGCTGGATTGAGCTCACAGATGAACAAGCGTTCAATTGGAGGGAGTTTTGTCCTCATGGCTCTATAGTAATTATAGATGAAGCACAAAAAATATGGCCTGTTAGGCCTTCTGGTTCTTCTGTACCTCCTGGCCTAGTAGCTTTGGAGGATCATAGACACTTTGGTTATGACATCGTATTCATCACTCAGCACCCAATGTTGCTTCATACACATGCTCGCAAGGTCTGTAATGAGCATGAACACTATTCCCGTCCCTTTGGAACCAAAAGACCTATTCGTTACCACTCTGGGTCTGGTTTCGTAAATCCGGGTGATACAAAAGAGCTTCAGTTTTCAACTGTTCAAACAAAGGTTCCTCTAGACAAGAGTACTTATCCCCTTTACAAATCAGCAGAGATTCACACTCACAAATCACGAGTACCTTTTGGTGTTATCAAAATGTGGTTGCTTGTGGGTATTGTCATCGGCCTTGTTGGCTTCTGTGTTTACTGGCTTATTTCTGTTATTTCAGGTGACAAGGAAGGTTTAACCCATAGGCCTGAATCTTTATCAACATCTCATCCTACTACCTCATCATTAAATGTAAGCTCCATTTCCCCTGTGTCCTCTCGTCGTGATGTTGATTGGAACACAGCCCTAATACCTGATATCGACGGCATTCCTTACACTGCGCCTTTGTACAAAGATGTTGCTACAAAGGTAAATTCCGTCCCACGCATTGCTGCATGTATAGCTTCCAAGAAAAGTTGCCAGTGCTACACACAGCAGGCGACCGTCATTTCAGGGGTTCGTGATCAAGTTTGCCGTCAGTACGTAAAACAAGGCACTTTTGATCACATGCAAGAAGAAAATCGAGAGCGGGGAGGGGGATCGCGCGCGCGCGAGCCCGCCCCGCGCTCGTCCGATGATGAAACTGATACATCCATGGACCGCCTTCAGCGCGCCATCAAAATCACCCAGGAAACCCGGCTTTCCGCTCTCGACTAAACACAATATCTTGTGCGCCCTGCAGCGAGGATCTGCACAAGATGTTGTGTTTTAGAAATCCATCACGAATTGCGCCGGCCTAGCCCTGAGTCGTTCCAGCTCCCGGCGCAGCTGCCTGACAGCCCACAGGCTTTTTATTTCGTTTGCCCGGTACCCGTTGCCATCTGGATCAACCAGCAACTCACCACTCATACGCCAGCCACGCCAGCTCTCGTGCAATGAAGGGAGACGGCCAACCCGATACAGGTTGACCAGATGCAAAATATGCGGGGGGGCTTTGTTCGTTCTGAGGTATCGACGGACTGTCGAGGGGTGACGGTAGGTTATCGCGGATATTTCTTTTACAGACAGTCCAAAACACAGGTCCCTGAATAGCATTCGTCCATCACAGCAAGGCTAAAAGGCCGATCTTGCTCCCTTCCCTGACAGATAGTCTATTGAACATAATATACAGAGTTTATCCGCTACCTCTGCCCAATAGGGGATAGCTATCAAACCAAAAACCGTTGCAGCAGAGTGTGTTACTGCTTGAAATCGGCGTTTCCAAACCTGCAAGCCCTCCTCGTCGTGCGAGCGTTCTGCTTGCGCTATCTTGCAGATAGCAACAGCCTCAGCCGGGTCCATCCCGATCACTTCAGCAATCGTCCAGGCGTTTTCAACACTGAGGCTTCCGCCGTGCTTAACCGCCGAAATAGCACCTCTTGTAAGCCCTAGCTCCTTCGCTACTGCGTTGTCGCTCCTAAGCCCTTTTTTCTGCTTGTACTGCTCAATCAGGTCGTATGGCTTCATTTCTGGCTCCTCAGCGTTTGTCTAATGATGCTTGACAACCCCGAAACCCTCAAT